CCGAGCTGAGTCCGCACCACGCGTCCTCGCCGAGGGACGTCGCCGACGCGCTCAGGAGGCAGCGGCGGGTGGACTGGTGGGACCCGGAGTCGGGGGAGCTGCCCCCGGTCGGGGAGGAGGTCCACGCCCTCAGGCCCGGCAGGCCGAGGCAGGCGCGGAACCTCCGTCAGGCGTCCAGGCCGGTCAGGGAGCGGATGTCCATCATGCTCTACGGGGCCGACCCGGACCGGGTGGCGATGGCGGCGGTCGAGGGCAGGGACTGGCCGGAATAGGAAAAGGGACGGAGCGGTGTCGAGTCGCTCCGTCCCTCTCGCTTTGCGCCGGGGGTCCAGGTCCCGACAGGGGTCCCCGTCAGGGTCCCTCCTCCCGTGACCCGGGGGACGAGACCTCCGACGCAGGCTAGGGGCGTCCGCGGTGGTTGGGGAAAACCCGCGGTTGTGCCGCCCCGTCCCGGTCAGGCCCTCTTGCGCTCGGGGAGCGTAACCCCGGCCTGCCTCATCCTCGAGGCGTACCACCTCACCGAGGCCAGCGTCGGGCTAGCCTCGGGGTGCATCGTCCGCAGCTCCGAGACGATGTCGACGTACGACTTCTTCGTCCTCAGGAGCTTCTCGGCGTCCTGCCGCACAGTCCGCGCCTCGTTCGAGCGCCGCGGTGCTCCGGAGGACTTCCTCGCGGCCGTGGCGGTCGCTCTCGCGGTCGTCGCCTTCCGGGCAGACGCGGCCTTCCGGCCGGCCTTCTTCCGGGCAGCGGCCTTCCCGGCCTTTTTCGGCGGGGCCTCTGCGGTGACAGCCTCGGTGTCCGTCTCGGCTCCCTCTCGGGGAGCCTCCTGACCGGAGGACTGGACCTCCGCGGTCAGATGTTCGGTCTCGACGGGAAGCGGCTCGTTGTTCTCGATCATTTCTTTCTCCATTTCTCCCACTGTCTACCAGTCTGTCATGACCGGACGGACCTCGCCGCCGGTCAGGTCGAAGGCGCCGACCAGGGCGGGTGGTCCCGCTCTCTGCTCCGCGCCGTGTTGCCGGACAGGTGTCCAGGCGTCGCCCAGGCGCCCGGCTGTCCGTCTAGGGTCCCTCGGCCTCGGCAGGTCGTCCCTGCTACGCCTCGGGGCAGCTGCCATTCTTCTTTCACTCGTTGGCATTCGGTGTCTCCTTTCGGCCGACAACCCCCGGCGGGATCATAGGCTCTATTCCAACGTTTGTAAACGGGGGTCCAGCAATTTTGCCTTGGCCGCCCTCCGACGGCCTACGCTGACGGGGCGGGGCGGCATCCTCGGGCCCATCGGAAACGGCCCGCAAGGAGGGGCAGAATGGAGTCCTACTTCCACCAGTACCGGGAGCACCGGTTCAACAGGTCCGGCCGCCTCGTCGTCGACAGGGCGAACGGCATCATCGGGGAGATGCGGGCGCAGGGCTACGTCCTCACGCTCCGCCAGCTCTACTACCAGTTCGTCCGCCGCAACTGGCTCGAGGAGAACTCCGAGCGGGAGTACAAGCGCCTCGGCCGCCTCGTAACCGACGCCAGGGAGTGCGGCGAGATGGACTGGCTCGCCATCGAGGACCGCGGCCGGGAGCCCCACGGGCCAGGAGGCAGCAGGCTCGACGAGGCCGAGGCCCTAGGCAGGGTCGAGAGGGGCATCTACGTCTCACCGTGGGAGCGGATGGACCACTACGTCGAGGTGTGGGTCGAGAAGCAGGCCCTGGAGGGCGTGGTGTCCCGGCCCTGCGGCAGATGGCACGTGACCCACATGGCCTGCAAGGGCTACCTGTCGGCCTCCGAGGCCTGGAGGGCCGGGCTGCGCTTCCAGGAGGCGATCGCCAGGGGCAAGCAGCCGGTGATGGTCCACCTCGCCGACCACGACCCCTCGGGACTGGACATGACGAGGGACAACGCCCAGCGCCTCGCCCTGTTCGCCGAGCAGGGCGTCGAGGTCCGCCGCATCGCCCTCAACATGGACCAGGTGGAGAGATACGCCCCTCCGCCGAACCCCGCCAAGGTGACCGACAGCCGGTTCGAGGGCTACCGGGCCCAGTTCGGCGACAGCTCATGGGAGCTGGACGCGCTCGAGCCGAGGGACCTCGACGCCCTCATCTCGGACACGCTGCGGGGGTACGTCGACACGGAGCGGTGGAACGAGGCCGTCTACGAGCAGCAGGAGAGGCAGCGCGCCCTGGTCGCCCTCAGGGAGAACTGGCCGACCGTCCGCCACGACCTCCTCAACCGGGGGCTCATATGAGGATCGCGGGTCTCAGGGAGTGGCAGGAGCGCCGCCGGCAGGTCAGGGAGGCGAGCCAGCACGACAAGGGCTTCGGCTGGGCCATGGTCCGCATGGTCCGCTACGGCGAGCCACCGGAGCACCTCGGGGGGCTAGTCGAGACGGGCGACGACCCGTTCGACCAGGGGGCCAGGGAGGCGATCCGCCTGTATGAGAGGAGGGGAGCATGACCGAGCCGACGTTCACGGCCGAGTTCGTCGAGGAGGTGGCGGAGGCCCTGCGGGGCTCCTGCGAGACCCTCAGGGCGGTCCTCGATATCCGGGGCCGGTCCACCCTGGAGGACGACGTCGAGTTCTGCAGGGCCCTCGACGACCGGGTGTTCTGCTGCGAGCAGTGCTCCTGGTGGCACCTGCTCGAGGAGGAGAGCACCGAGATGCCCGGCCACTGCGAGGAGTGCGCTCCATCCGAGGAGGACGACGAATGAGCCGCCACAGGATCATCAGGCTGCGGCTGTCCCCCGAGGAGCAGGCCAAGCACGAGGCCAGGGTGGAGTCGGCGACACAGGAGGTGTGGGACCTGGCCCGCGTCTTGCAGACGGCGGGAGGCCTCGCCCCGGGCAAGGTCGACGTCGCCCCGCTCTACCTGCGGCAGGCCGAGCACCCGGTCGCCAGGGGCATGCGCCTAACGACGGCTCCGCGGGAGGACCGGCCCGTGGCATGAAGGAGGTCGCTGAGGGGGGAGGGGGCGGTCCCTACCCGCGCCTCTCGGACGGGGCCGGCCGACGGCTAGGTCTCCAGGTCCAAACCCCTCGGCAACGCCACAAGCCCCCGCGAGGCCGTCCGATGCAGAGGAGCCGCCTTGGCCGACTCTCGGTCCTCCTCAACCGCCTCCTCGGCGGCGAGGCGGACGAGAGCCTCTGCGTCCGGATGGCCTCGAGGTGGGGCAGCGACTGCCTCCCCTGCCGACTGGTCGGCCTCGCCCTGCGGGACCCCGACCACTGCGCCGACGAGCTGCGGCGCTGGATGGGCCGCTAGCAGCGCTGGCTTACCCGGGCTCCGGGACGCGGCACCCTGCCCGGCATGTCACAGACCCCGGCCCACGAAGACAAGCTCCTGCGGTCCTTCCTCCGGCACTACGCCAAGAAGGGCGCCGTGGGGCCGTCCCTCGTCGCCGCCGGCGCCACCAGGGACGACCTGCGCCGCTGGCAGGAGGGGGTCGAGGGCTTCGAGGGGATGCTCAGGGACTCCCACGAGGACGCCGTCGACGAGGCGGTCGCCGAGCTGCGCCTCAGGGCGGTCCATGGCAGGGACAGCATCCTCTTCCACGGCGGCACGCCGATCTGGCGCCGCGACCCCCGCACCGGGGACGTCCTCCTGGACGACAACTTCGAGCCGATCGCCTACACCGAGAACGAGCGCTCCGACAGCCTCCTGGCGCTGTACGTCAAGGCCCACCGGGCCGAGTACCGCGAGAAGGGCTCCGTGGAGCTGAGCGGCCCCGGCGGGTCGTCCATCCCGGTGGCCATCATGACCGAGTTCGTCCTCCCGGACGGTAAGAGCATGGAAGACTATGAGCAGCCCGCAGCAGAGTCGCACGAAGGCCCCGACGGCGGTCAGGCTTAGCCTCCCCTACGCCTTCAGGCCCCTCGCTGACACCAGGCTCCGCCACATCGCCGCCCACGGCGGCCGCGGCGGGGCCAAGTCGCACTCCTTCGGCCAGGTCCTGGTCACCCGCGGCGCGAAGCGCCCCCTGCGGTGGCTCTGCTGCCGCGAGATCCAGCGATCCATCGGCGCCTCGGTCAAGCAGCTGCTCGAGGACAAGATACGGGCTGCGCAGCTCCAGGACTTCTACCGGGTCACCCAGTACAGCATCTCCGCCTCCAACGGGACCGAGTTCCTGTTCGCCGGCCTGCGCTCCAACCCCGAGTCGATCAAGTCGATGGAGGGCCTGGATGGGGCCTGGGTGGAGGAGGCCAACACGGTCTCGCAGCGGTCCATCGACCTGCTCGTGCCGACCCTCCGCAAGCACGGCTCCCAGATCTGGTGGAGCTGGAACAGGCGCTTCAAGACCGATCCGGTGGACCACATGTTCCTGGGCGAGGGGGGCCGCCAGGGCGAGAAGTGGGGAGGCCCGCCGCCGCGCTCGGCCGTCTTCGCGGTCCACCATGACGACAATCCCTGGTTCCCGGACGAGCTGAAGGAGGAGATGGAGTGGTGCCGCAAGCACGACTACGACAAGTACCTCCACGTCTGGCGCGGCCAGCCGGTCCGCAGCTCCGCCTCTAAGGTCTTCAAGAACTGGCGCATCGCCGACATCGACGACGAGGTGCCCGCGGGCACGGTGCCGAGGTTCGGCGCCGACTGGGGCTTCAGCATCGACCCCTCGGTCCTGGTCAAGGTGCTCGCCTGGGGCCGGACCCTCTACATCCGCGAGGAGGCCTGGAAGCTGGGGTGCAAGATCCAGGACCGGCCGAAGATGTTCCAGGGCGTGTCCGAGAGCCAGCGGTACCCGATCCGGGCCGACAGCGCGTCGCCCGACACCATCGCCTACATGAGGGACCACGGCTTCCCGCTCATGATGCCCGCCAAGAAGGGCCCCGGCTCGGTCGAGGAGGGCATCGCCTTCATGCAGTCCCACGAGATCGTGGTCCACCCGTCCTGCACCCACGCCGCCGACGAGCTGGCGACCTACAGCTACAAGACCGACAAGCTGACGGAGGAGGTCCTCCCGGACCTCGAGGACAAGGACAACCACGTCATCGACGGCGTGCGGTACGCCCTCGAGGCCTACCGGCGCGGACAGAGCGGTCCCGGCGTCATCATCGGCGGCCAGCTGGTGGAGGGCTAGTTCGAGGCCACCGAGAGGACGTCGGACGGCAGGAGGCAGCGGTGCTCGGCCGTCCAGAGCTCCCGGTCGTACGTCTCGCAGCCGAGCACGATGTTGGTGAAGAGCCAGCCGGCCGTGAAGGCGCAGGACAGCGAGAAGGCGAGTACCAGGGTGAAGCGCATGGGGGTATCCTCTAGGGTTGCCCTCCCCTTATGTTGCGGTCGCGGTTAATGGATCACTAACGGTCCACCAGCGAAGTTAGCAACAGAGGAAGACGCATGGCAAACATAGGCATTTTCGGGCAGTCCCTGTCCCAGGCCCTGGCCCGGAACAACGCCCTCTCCACGTTCAAGCAGTGCTTCGCGGCGGCCGGCGACCCCGCCAACGTGACGTCGTACTGCCTCGACGGCTCCGCCGTCCTGAAGGAGCACGCCCCCTCCACCGACCTCACCAGGTACTGGGTCGACCGCGACGCCTCGGGCAACTGGGTCGACGGGCCCTGCCTGCTGACGGCGGCGGGCGTGGTCGCAGCGGCGCCGGCCGCCCACAAGCCCATCGACCGGGTCATCCTCATGATCGGGGAGAGCTCCTCGGTGATGCCCGTGTTGTCGATCGACGTGGCTGCCTTCAAGGGCGCCTACCGCTACCTGGTCTCCAGGCTCAAGGCCATCTGCTCGCCCTCCTCCCCGAACTCGGTCGGCTTCATGGTCCAGCCGGTCGGCAGGCGCCTCGCCTCGGCGGAGGTGCCCGGGGTCCAGGTGGTCAGGGAGGCCCAGCTCGACCTGGTCGCCGACCCCCTTGACGGCTTCGTCTTCGGCGTGGACGTCTACGACCTGCCCCTGTGGGGCGACCGCGCCGGGTACGGCAAGACCGGGGACTCGCACCCCGACACCCTCGGCGACTCGATCCTCGGCTGGCGCGCGGCGCAGCGGGTCCTCATGTCGAAGAACCACTTCCACCAGCTGGCGCCCAGGGTGGTCAGCGTGTACAGGTACCCGGACCGCGTCACCCTCCGCATCTCGACCTCCGGCGGGGCAGCACTGAGCCAGAAGCCCGCTGTCCCGCGCTACTTCTCGGCGGGTCCGGCGGGCGCGCCCATGGCGCAGCTCTCCGGCGCCGGGTCCACCTGGACCGGGGACTACCTGTCCCTCGTGGTGCCCGGCGTCGCGGCCGGGTGGAAGCTGATGTACCCCTTCGGCGACCTCCGGGAGATCGACCGGTCGGCGCTGATCGCCGACGAGAACGGCTCGCCCCTGCAGTCGTTCGTCGTCACCCTCACCTGACGCGGAAAAACACTGGCGGGCCCCGTTTACGGATGGCCCGCCATGGCGTAGACTGTCCCCATAAATAAGGAGACAGTCATGCCCACCGAGACCGAATGGATGTTCAAGGAC